AGTAGCCCCCCCCCTATGGACCACATTGACTGTTTTAGCTAAAAGCAAGAACTATCTAGCAGAAAACTGGGATTTTAACTCTCTACAGTGATCACGGAATGTTACAGTATGTTACAGTTACATCACAATGTAGGATAAAATGTACGATTATGCATTTAGGGGGTTGTGGGGGCACTTTCTTTAGCTATAACTACGTAGTAGTAGTAGAGAGTAGCTACATTCTTAGTAATAACTAAATACAAGTAATAAATAAGAAGAGTAGCTACTCTATATAAGAGTTGTTACATTAAGGTCAGTGGAAGAGGAAGAGTAGCTACTCTATAGTAGTAACTATATATTACAATAAAGTAATAATAACCCCTTGTAGTACGTATTCTAATGTAGTAGACTAGTTCTTGTAACAACCTCCCTCAGTACAATAATAATGTTACAACAAACTGGTACGTGCTTCACTCTATGTAGCTACTCTCTCCTCACTCTCCTCATATGTAGTTTGCGGCACGTACCACTTTTTCCCCTTAAAGTAATAAAAGTGTTGACTCTTATGTCTAAACGCATACAACTATATGCATCTGATTCCGTATTAGAAGATTTCTACTCTGCATTAGCTAATAATGATGTTAGAGCTTTTTCACGTGTACATATCCCTCGTAGTGACGTGTTCTACGCTAGAGAGCATCTACGCTCTGTATTCCCTGATAAAGAGTTAACCTTAGATTACGTAGAACGCTGTATGTACCTTGAAGGTATGTTGACCAGACATGACGTATTAGACCCTGATAGGAAGAGACCCTATGAAACCGCCAAAGAAGACCACAGCTAAGCCTGGTAAGGCTAAACGTAACTACACCATGAGTGGTGAAGGTAAGTATGATAAGTCGCCTAAGCGTATGGCAGATAACCGTGCTCGTAAGCAGGCACGTTATGCTATGGAGAAGGGTGGCTCAGTAACTAAGGGTGACGGTAAGGATGTTGACCATAAGGACGGTAATCCTCGTAATAATGCTAAGTCTAACTTACGTGTACAGTCTGCAAGCGCAAATAGAAGCTACCCTCGCAACAAGAAGGCTGGTAAGGCATGACAGTTACTGAAGCAAACTTTAAAGCAGCAGCAAAGGTTAAAAAGAAACCATGAAGGGCGTAAAGCATTACACTAAAGATGGTAAAGAGTGGAAGGGTAAGACCCACAAGCATCCTGATGGAACTCTTATGACTGGCGCTAAGATGAGTAGCTCCTCTAAGAAGCTTGTACACCTTAAAGACTTAAATAAAAAAACTAAGAAGGGTTAAATAAAATATGAAGTACTATCATAAATACCAAGTAGCTCTAGAGGCTGCAGGATACCGTGTAGATGGAAATGGCTACGTATGGGACTCTATGGGTAATCAATCAGCTGGAGAAGACAACTACGGCAACGTACAGAGTAAAGACCCTAACGTTACAGAGATATGCCAAGTATCTGAGTTATCTGGATCTGCTCGTTTCTTAGCTAAGACAAAGCAGCTAACTAAGAAAGTCAAAGACACAGTGGCAACTAAGGGTAAGAAACGTGCTCGTACTGCTAAAGGCCACTACGTTAAGGATGACCCTAGCACTCCTGACGTTAATGAAGCATGGGTAGATAAGTAATGTCTATAGTTAATCAGGGCAAGCCATCACGGATGAAGTCTGTGTATGGTCACAATACTACAAATACTGTTGAAGTTGTGTACACGTGCCCTCTTAACTGTGTAGCAGAGTGTAGCTTCATCCATGTAGTTAATGGTGGTGGTAGTACTAACTCTGTAGACGTTGAGTGGTATGTTGCTGCTGATACTTATACATCTCACTTCTTAAGCGGTAAAAGCTTAGGTGGGGGTGACTACATAAGCTTTAACAACATAGACCTAGTGCTACAACCCGGAGATAAGATACAGGTACATCCTACAAGCGCTGGGCATATTGATACTATCCTTACAGTTACAGAGACGTTTGTGCCTATTGGGTAGCGGGTATGCAAACTTGTATCTACTATAGCGCTAACATATGAGTATAACTATGTGTGTCAACAAAGACGCAGCACACATGGAGATCCACAATGGAACTAGTATACACAGCACCAAACAAAGCATTAGCACTATCAAAAGCACTCTTAAAGGCACTCTCTAAGTTCTTTTCAGATATATTTGCTTCTTTAGTTAAAGCACAGCAGTTGAGAGCAGACTACTGGATAGTACACAACATGAGTGACAAAGATCTAAAGGATCTTGGTATTACTCGTGGTGAGATTAAAGAGCGGGTTTACGATACAAAGTAATAAAACGCTTGCATTAAAATATTTTATACATATAACTATATAGGCTACAAGAGATAACACTCTTGTGGCCCTTTACGTACAGATACCCTCATGGAGCACAAGCTATAATGTTTGTGGAGGAGAGAGCTACTATGGACCCCATTACTATAATGGCAGGTGCTAGTGCCGCATTTGGTGCCTTGAAAAAGGGTATGCAAATGGGTAAGGACTTGCAACAGATGAGTGGTCAGCTTTCTCAGTGGGCAGGCGCTATGTCTGACTTAAATAGAGTGGAGCAAAAGAGTAAGAACCCACCTTGGTGGAAGGCTATTGGCGGTAGCGTAGAACAAGAGGCTATTCAAGCCTTCTCTGCTGCCAACAAGGCACGAGAAATGAGAGAAGAGCTACGCTCTCATATTAGTTTCGCATATGGGCCAAGCGCTTGGGATGAACTAGTACGCACTGAGGCTAGAATAAGAAAACAGAAACAAGCGCAAGAGTATAGACAGGCAGAGATAAAAGAGGCTATAATAACTTGGATAGTAGGCACTGTAATCTTAGTAGTAGGATTAGGCGCTCTTTTATATATTGTATGGCTTATTAAAGGATAAAGCATGGCACGTAACTTAACAGAAAACCAACAGAAGTTCCTAGAAGTATTGTTTGACGATGCTGGTGGTGACGTTGTATTAGCTAAACGCCTTGCTGGTTACAGCGATAATACGCCTACGCGCTTGATTGTTGAATCCCTTAAGGAAGAGATTTCAGACGCTACAAGGTCTTACTTTTCCCGTTCTGCACCAAAGGCTGTTATGGCTCTTGTTGGTGCCTTGTCTGATCCTACTGAGCTAGGAGTAAAAGAGAAGATGGCTGCAGCTAAGGACTTGCTTGATCGTGCAGGGCTTGGTAAAGTAGATAAAGTAGATGTTACCTCTAATGGTGGTGGTATCTTTTATCTGCCACCAAAAGAAGGTAATAACGAGTAAACTTGCCTAGATATGATTATGATAGAGACTTAGGGTTTTGGGAACTACCAAAGCCTTTTAAGGGTAAACAGAAAGAGTGGCATGTAATAGCACGTGTTACTTTAAGGCAAGTACCTTTTGGTTATAGAATACACCCAGAGGATGAAAAACTCTTAGAGCCTATTTTTGAAGAACTGGAAGCATTAGAGCTTGCAAAGCGTCATTTAAAGCAGTATTCTTATCGTGAAGTAGCACAATGGCTAAGTAAGACTACTGGACGTTACATCTCACACATGGGATTGCATAAGAGAGTTAAAGTTGAGCAAAAACGTAAGACATCAGCTGCGATTAAACGCAAGCTTGCCAGAAGGCTCCAAGAAACGATCACGCAAATCGAAAAGCTCGAAGAAGGGCGTGTCGGAAGCTACAGTCTCCGCGAAGATTGAAGAAAAGCATTCAGTACCTGCTACAGTTAAGGCGGATGACTTTGACGTAGAGTTAGCACAAGATATTGTCTTTAAGCCAAATCCAGGCCCCCAGACGGACTTCTTGAGCGCATCAGAGCGGGAAGTACTATATGGAGGCTCAGCCGGAGGCGGAAAATCCTATGCCATGCTTGCAGATCCGCTACACGGCTTAAACCACCCGAACTTTTCAGGGTTACTTGTACGACATACTACGGAAGAACTAAGAGAACTCATACAAAAATCACAGGAGTTATACCCTCGTGCTATACCGGGAATCAAATGGTCAGAGCGTAAGTCTCAATGGACTTCCCCTCAAGGAGGGCGTCTATGGATGTCTTACTTGGATAAAGATACAGATGTTACCCGCTACCAAGGTCAGGCCTTTAACTGGATTGGCTTTGATGAACTTACACAATGGTCTAGCCCTTACGCTTGGGATTATATGAGGTCTCGCTTGAGATCCGCACACTCTAATGAACTTGGCCTCTACATGAGAGCCACTACAAATCCCGGGGGAAACGGTCATAGTTGGGTTAAAAAAATGTTTATTGACCCTGGAGTTGCTAGTGAAGCGTTCTGGGCAACACATGTTGAATCAGGTGAAACGATTAGGTTCCCTAGGGGCCACAGCAAAGAAGGTCAGCCTCTATTTAAAAGGCGCTTTATTCCTGCCTCTTTATTTGACAATCCGTACTTGGCTGAGTCTGGCGACTATGAAGCGATGCTTCTCTCTCTGCCTGAACACCAGCGTAAGCAGCTACTTGAAGGTAACTGGGATGTTAATGAGGGTGCCGCTTTTCCAGAGTTTGATCGTTCGATACACGTCATTGAACGCTTCGATATCCCTGAGTCTTGGACAAGGTTTCGCGCTTGTGATTATGGGTATGGTTCTTACACTGGTGTTGTCTGGTTTGCTGTAAGCCCTGATGAACAACTGATTGTGTATCGTGAGATGTATAACTCTAAAGTCACTGCTTCTGACCTTGCTGACTTGATACTTAACGCTGAAGCAAACGATGGTGGTATGCGTTATGGGGTTCTTGATAGCTCCCTCTGGCACAACCGTGGTGATACTGGTCCTTCACTAGCTGAACAGATGATCCACAAAGGGTGCCGCTGGCGTCCATCAGACCGTTCAAGAGGCTCACGTGTAGCAGGTAAGAACGAAATGCATAGACGGTTGCAGGTGGATGAGTTTACTAAGAAGCCACGCCTTGTATTTATGGACAACTGCAAACACACTATTGCACAGCTACCTAGCATACCACTGGACAAGAGAAACCCAGAGGATGTTGATACAAACGCAGAGGATCACTTGTATGACGCTTTGCGTTACGGCATCATGACAAGACCACGCAGCAGCGTATGGGACTTTAACCCAGCAACACAACGCACTGGCTTTCAGGCAGCAGACCCAAGCTTCGGTTATTAAGGAAGAAAGAACATGGCAGAGATTAACGAACTTTCGTTTGAGACAGACGATGTAACAGCAGCAGAAGATACCAAGGATAGCATCTTTGAGGAAGCATCTAGTGTTGTTTCATTTGTTAAATCACGTTTTACACGTTCTGAGGAGTCAAGGCGTTCAGACGAAGAGCGGTGGCTAAAAGCATACCGAAACTACCGTGGTTTGTATAGCTCTAGCGTAAAGTTTACTGACACGGAGAAGTCTCGCGTGTTTGTTAAGGTTACTAAGACTAAGACACTTGCTGCTTATGGCTCTATTACAGACGTATTATTTGGTAACAACAAGTTCCCTATGACAGTTGACCCCTCTGTACTTCCTGATGGCGTAGCAGAGTCCGTACACATTAACATTGACCCTAATGCTGCAGCTGCTGGTGATGCACTTAAAGCTGTAACACAACAACCTGCCCCTAGACCTTACCTCATTGGCCCTGACACTAAGCTATTGCCCGGTGAAACACTTAATGACCTATCTGCACGATTAGGCCCTCTAAAGGATAAACTATCACCTATGAGTGACAAGCTCATTGAGGGTGACGGTACTACACCAAGCACAGTTACATTCCATCCTGCTATTATTGCAGCTAAGAAGATGGAAAAGAAGATACATGATCAGCTAGACGAATCGGGTGCATCTGTGCATCTGCGTTCTATGGCCTTTGAGATGGCTCTACTTGGAACAGGTGTCATGAAAGGCCCCTTTGCTGTAGATAAAGAGTACCCTAACTGGGATGAAGATGGTGAGTATTCACCTATCGTTAAAACAGTGCCACAAACAAATCACGTATCTTGCTGGAACTTTTACCCTGACCCAGAAGCTTCTTCTATGGATGATGCAGAGTACATCATTGAACGACATAAGATGTCACGCACTCAGTTGCGAGGACTCAAGAGCCGCCCATACTTCATGAAAGATGCTATGGACATTGCTATTGCTAGAGGCCCTGACTATGTGCAGAAGCACTGGGAAATGGCTATGGAAGACGATGAAGCTACTCCTGAGTCAGAGCGCTGGGAAGTATTGGAGTTCTGGGGTTTTGTAGATGTATCCATACTTGAAGAGCATGGTGTTAAGATACCTCGTGAATACAAAGACTTAGATGAGCTTAACTGTAATATCTGGGCATGTAATGGTGAGGTACTACGTTTTGTTCTTAACCCATTTAAACCAGCACGTATTCCGTACTATGCAGTACCCTATGAGCACAACCCTTATAGTTTCTTCGGTATTGGTATTGCTGAGAACATGGATGACACGCAGACCCTTATGAATGGCTTTATGCGTATGGCTATTGACAATGCTGCACTGTCTGGTAATCTCATTATTGAAGTAGATGAGACTAACCTTGTACCGGGACAGGACTTAAGTGTATACCCGGGAAAAGTGTTTAGGCGTCAAGGGGGTGCCCCGGGTCAAGCAATTTTTGGCACCAAGTTCCCCAACGTAGCCCAAGAAAACATGCAACTCTTTGATAAAGCACGAGTACTTGCTGATGAGTCTACTGGTTTCCCTAGTTTTGCTCATGGTCAAACTGGAGTCAGTGGTGTTGGGCGTACTGCTTCTGGTATTAGTATGCTCATGTCTGCTGCTAATGGTTCTATCCGTGCGGTAGTTAAGAACGTTGATGACTACCTTATACGCCCAATGGGTAAAGCATTCTTTGCATTCAACATGCAGTTTGACTTTGATGAGTCTATTCGGGGTGACTTAGAGGTACGTGCATCTGGTACAGAGAGCTTAATGGCTAATGAAGTGCGATCACAACGATTGATGCAGTTCCTACAGGTAGCACAGAACCCAGTATTGGCTCCATTTGCCAAGATGGACTACATCATTCGTGAGATTGCTAAGTCTATGGATCTTGATCCTGACAAGGTTACTAACTCTATGCAGGATGCTGCTATCCAAGCTGAGATCCTCAAAGGCTTCCAGACCCCACCTCCGGCCCCTACAGGCCCTGAAGGCGTTCCAATGCCCCAAGGTAGCCCAGCGCCACAAGGTCAAGGCCCAGCAGGCGTACAGGACACAACAGGCAGTGGCGGTGCTCAGATGGGTACTGGTACGGCTCCTGCTCCGGGTGAACAAGGGTTCAGTGGTAATGTCGCTTAAGAAGCTCGTAAACGACAAACAAATATGGGATGCGTTTCTAGAAGAGCTAGACTTACGCATCTCTGCACAACATAAGTCTCTTGAGAACATGACAGATACAGCAGAGATGTATCGTGCTCAGGGTAACATCCAAGCGCTACGTAAGCTTAAGTACTTGAGGGATGCTGTAAATGGACCAAAGTAGTATAGACAATCAAACTGATGAGGCTATGGGTTGGGCTGCTGAAGGCAAGAAGCTTGCAGTAGACATTCCAGAGGTGTCGTTTAAGGATGCAGCTACCTTTGTTGCTGAGATGACACCTATTGTTGGTGACTTTATGGCAGCTAAAGAAGTCTATGATGAACTACAGAAAGATGAACCTAACTACTACTTAGCTGGTGCGCTGGGCGGTGCTACTCTTATAGGGCTTATTCCCGGTGTAGGTGATGTAGCTGCTAAGGCTATCAAGAAGGGTGCTAAGGAAGTATTTGATGTAGCTAAGCGTGTAGAGGTTGATCCCAATGCTATGGGTTCTGGTCTTGGCAATGTTAGACTGAAGCCTAAGGTTTCTGCCCTTAAAGAAAACCCTAAGGCAGAGATGGTAAATACATCTACAATAAACAATACAATACCTAAAGGTAACAAGCCTAGATATGATGTAGGCAAGATAGATACTGTAGCAGACTATAATGCAGAAGATTGGATGTATGACGATTTTGCTAAGACAGGTAAACTCACTCTAAAAGAAAGTATCTTCAAGGAAGGTATTAAAGAACCTATTGAAATCATGGTCAGTAAAAAGACAGGTGATATGGTATTAGGCGAGGGTAATCATAGGTTAAAAGCTGCTACAGAGCTTGGAATGGATGAGGTTCCTGTTGTTGTTTATGTAAAGAATGACTTAGGTTTTATTGATGGAGAAGTACCCGCAAAGATAGATACTAAAGGGCTGAAGTCTGGTGAGTACTACTCTCTAAGTGAAATAGACTTAGATAGCCGTATGATTCAAGGTAAAAAGCCTGCAGGACAAGGCAGCTTTCAATACATACGTAAAGACGGAACATTTTCGTCAGAACCTGATCCTACTCGTTTTACTCCTATGCGGGATACAAATACAGCAGATACGTTTCCTCCCGCTGAAAACGCAGCGCGTACTCAGATAGCAGGGACACTCCCTACTTACAAGAAAGCTGATACACTACTAACAGAGTTATCAGGTGAAGGTAAAACTTTAGACTTTGGTGCAGGTTTAGGACTATCAAAGAAAGAGCTTGGCTTTGATACGTATGAGCCTTTTCCTAAGGGTGACTTTACACCTGACTTTAACAGCCCTGCTGACATACCATCAAATGCGTACAAGAAAGTTACAAATTTAAACGTACTAAACGTGGTGCCTCGTGAAGTTAGAGATGGCATTGTTAAAGATATTGGGCGTGTACTTGAGCCTAATGGTAGGGCCGTTATAACTACTCGTGGCAGAGATGTAATGGACGCTAAGGGTACAGCTGGCCCAGAGCCTATGTCTATTATAACTTCTAGGGATACCTATCAAAAAGGTTTTACTCAACCAGAACTTAGTTCCTACATAACAGAAACATTGGGTGAAGGCTTTGAGGTAACTAACAATAAGCTTGGTGCAGCTGGTGTTACAGTACATAAGCTACCTACAGGAAACTTCAACGAAGGCGGAATAGCAATGAATGACCAAACAGTACAGGCCTTCGCACTAGGTGGCTTAGCAGAAGATGTAGACCCAGTGTCAGGTAATGAAGTACCAGTAGGCTCTATGCCAGAAGAAGTACGAGATGATATCCCTGCTCAACTGAGTGAAGGTGAGTATGTTGTACCTGCTGATGTAGTACGCTTCTTTGGTGTTAAGTTCTTTGAGGACATTCGTGCTGAAGCTAAACAAGGCTTTGCTCAGATGGAAGCTAATGGGCGTGTAGGTGGTGAGCCTATGGGTATGGAGATGGGTGGCGATGAGTTGCCCTTTGACGTATCAGAACTACAGATTGTTGACGATGGAGAGCCAGAACAGCCTATGATGAATAAGGGCGGCTACATCTCAGGTTATTCTGATGGTGGCTATAATCCCTATGGTGTTTCTGGTAAAGGCTTTGAGATTATTACCTACGTTGGCCCTAACGGAGAAAAGATTTACATTCAGTTTCATGATGGTAATAACCTAACGCCTATTCCTGCAGGCTATACAGCTGAAGCTTCCACTTCAGAACAGGTATCTGAGCAGACTACTGCCAAGGTTTCTTCTTTAGCACCTAGTCCTGTAGAGAAAAACAACAACACTGCCCATGAAGAAATGATGGGTGAAGAAAGTGAGTACACTGATTGGTCAAACCCAGAAGAAGGTACGCCTGAGAAGTTCCAAGAAGTCATAGACCAAATGACAGGTGTAGGCGGTAAAGCGTCTATGGGTATAGCTACACTTTTGGGTGGCCCTTTGATGGGCGTAGGTATAAAAAGTTTGATGAAGCTCCAAACTAATGCTATGATTGATGGTATTCAAACTCAGATTGACGATCCCAATACTGGTGAAATCCAAAAGAACAAGCTACTGCAGATACAGTACCAAATGCAAGGAAAAGATAAAGACGGTAACGACGATAGTTCAAAAAAAGGTAACATAGACAACTTGTTTGATATGGACACCTATAAAGGTAACAGTCTATCGGAGAGTATAGCTAACATGTTCACTGCAAAAGATGGTAAGTCTTACAGGGATGGTCAGCTTATAGATGATGCTACAGGAAAACCCATAGCTGCGGGTATCATGAATAGCACCAGCAATGACACGCCCATTGTTGCCCCAGTACAACCTGTTTCCCAAGCACAACCTAATGAAGATAATAACAGTTCTCACGAAGACATGATGGCAACTGCAACTGAGTTCGCCCCCAAAAAGTCACCCAGACCTCGTAAAAGATAAACTCCAGAGGAAGATTACACTGCATCAACCCACAGTACTAGTGGGCCTTTTTAACACTACCACATAACTATAAGGCTACCCAGCTACGGCTGGCCCCAACATAAGGAGAAAAACATGTCGGAAGCCCAACTGCAGAC